CGATACCCTTTGTCTAGGGATAACTGGTGAAAGTACGGTACGTAAGCACGTTGAGCGATGCCGCTTTCTTTCCATGCTTCAAACCATGCTGCATCCTCAGCCAATAGCTCTGACGGCATTGCATCTTCAAGCTCTTTGATCGCCGCCAATTGATGCGGCGTGCCTCGGAAAAACTCGAAAAATGGATGAAGACTCAAAGCCACGGCAAAACTGCTGAGCAGTCTGATCACTTCTCAACCCTAGTGGCTGGAAAGAGATTTGCCTCGACAAACGCTACAACTTTGTCGTCAACTGTGTTGCTGGTCTCTTCGCTGACTTTTTTCAAGCAATCGATCAGCAGCTTTTTGACGGCATCAGATTTGATGAACGCAAAAAGGATCGGACGCAAAAGCAAGATCATCGTGTCTTATCGCGATCAACTTGAGTCTAAGCACGTTTTTCGCGCACTTCCAACTGCGCGACCGAACGTTCAAGAGCGCCGATCCGATTAAACACTTCAGAGTCTTTGCTTTTGATGTCCGCGTGTAGCACGTCCAACCTGCCTGTCAGTGATTCAACCGCAGTGGCTAGCCTGACCAGAGATTCCCTGCTCTCTTGGCCTTGTTTTGACAGGCTTGAAATGCTTACGCCGGCAACAGTAATCGAAGCCCCAGCAACTGCAGCAAGGATCTCAACCACTGATCTAATCTAAAGTCTTCTCCATCATGGCCGATTCTTTGCAAGAGCAGGACCAGGAGCAACATTCAAGGCTTGGTGATTTTGTAAAGCTTGCAGTACTTGGTTGGAGCATGGCAATCCTGACCGCAAATTATCTTGGCGTGTTCAAGCAATCGCTAGACCCAACGTTTCCTGCATCACTCTTGACCGGCACCATGGCGGCCATGGGTGTCAACATCAGACAAAACAAGAAAAAAGAAGATCCTAAACTGAAACAAGCAGACGCTCCGAAATGAAACGCCTAGCCCTTGCTGCAGCTTTGGTCGTTGGCGTGCCTGTCAGCGCTCAAACCGTGACGCCACAGTTCACGCAAGGTTCGTACACCGCCACCACAACCACCAGCCAGACGATCACGGAAACAATTCAGCAACAGGTTTACGGATCTGCGCTAAAGACTTGGAGTGGTACTAATGTGACGCCAAGCGCCGACATCGCCGGAGCTGGTACGACATTCTCTGTCACCGACAACACTCAGCCTTGGCAACTAGAAACCACGACAAGGGCCGCCGGTTTGATCGAACAAATCGACACCACACGCACCATTACGACCGATTCGGTCACGGTTGGTCTAAGTGTCTTTTCGCAATAAACCTATGCCTTCACTTTGGCTTGACCGCTCCAGCAGCAGCAAAGGAAGGCGACGTTTACAGCACCGCTCAACCGCAAGCCGCTGCAACAAGCAACAACACAAACCAGTCGGTACAAATCAACCAGAGTGGCTCATCATCCCGTCAACAATTTGGAGCTGGCTTGTCGTGCAATGGAGCGACTTTTAACGTCACACCTTTTTATCTCGGTAACGACTCAATCAGCAGTAACTATCAGCGCAGCAACAATTGGGGTATTCAAGCCGGCGTGACAGTTCCGCTTGACGGAAGCATTACAGAAATGTGCAAGCAAATGGTTGAGCGCAAGCTTGAAAAAGAACGCCTTGACTACGAGCTGGTTCGCGCTTTGAAATGTGCCGAATTGATCGACAAAGGTTATACATTCAGACCTGACCATCCCTTATTTGTCGTCTGCGAACACGTTGTCTCCATCGAAGCTTGGCGTCTGACTCAACAAGATTCACCGACCGCACCACCTTTAATGCTGCCAACTTCTTTACCGCAGTCTTCATCACAGGTTTCAGAACTTTTGTCAGACGCTGAACCAGCGGACCAGCAGCCATCGTTGCCGCAACAGACGCCAGAGCAGCAACTCCAGCAGTTGCTGCAGCCGTGGTAAGCACCTCTTCTTTTGGCACGGTTAATTTGATGCTTGTGCCCGGTAGCGTGACCTTAGTCGTCTCTCGTATCGATGAAGTTTCTTCCGGGATACTTATCGCTGGCAGCGGTACTTGCACTTGGGTTTGTGGTTGGGGTTTTTCTGCCTGCGGCTTTGACCCCTCTTCTTTTTCGGCATCTTCTTCTGCAGCCTGCATCTGACGAATTTGTTCAGCAGATGGCAAAACCAATGGTTGATATGAAGGCAATGGTGCCGATGGCACCGGCAACGTCATGCGTTGAGGAACAGGCGGCAAAACCACAGGTTCCGGCAATTTTATCGCTGGAATGATTGGCGGCTCGCCCATAAAAAAGGCTCCCGCAAAGGAGCCTCGGTGTAGTGTGATTGCTTTTAGCTTAATCAGAACTTGTACTTCATGCCAGCCTTTGCACCGAAGGCGGCATCAGTGTCTTCAAACTTAGCAACAGACACTTCGCCGTAGAAGTCAAGCTTTTCTGGCAGGACAGGTGTAGAAAAACCTGTCTTACCAGAAAAACCGACCTCAGCGTCATCGCCATCAAGCATCTTGATCGAAGGGCCCAACTGTAGATAAAAAGCGTCCTGCTCATAACCTACGTGAGCGTCAAGCACTCCACCAAGAGAGTCGCTTCCGCTCCAGCCGTGGTTGTACTCTGGATTCAAGTAAAAACCACTAGCCATAGCGCTGCCAGCAGACAGTGCAAGTGCGCTAGTAGCACAAAAAAAGGGCTTAAGCATGTGGATAGGTAAAACCACTGAAATAATAGCTTGATTGTCACTCAAAAGGATCTGACTTGCCGGCCAGAATTCTGACCGCACGCTTGTAGTACCAGCTATCAGTCTTTCCTGCCTTTTCAAGAGCTAACTTGATCTTCATCCAGCTGGCTCTTGTTTCGGCATCCATTACTTACCTTGACCGCGTAGCATTTTTTTATTATGGCGTGGCCTGCTGTTTGTGCCATTCCCTTGACGGCTTTTTTTTGGTTTTCCAGGCTTAAACTCAACGCGAGCCAAGCCAGTGCGCGATTTTGCAGGCATCAGTCGTTATCGGAAATGTCGGCAAAGTTTAGGCCTTTGTATTTCAAAGCTAGACCTGTGTAGAGACCATGCTGCGGATGATCCTTGGCGTTGCGACCGTCGTGCGCGTATAAAGCATCAATCCACGACTGAATGTTGCTCATCGCCTCAACATCTTCCGCGCCAGGCTTGCACGGAATCATTGGATCAGGTCGCTGCATCAGGACGGTTTGGTTGGCCAGGTCACAGTGTAAGGAAAGCCTTCTTGACTGGGAACGTCTCGCAATGCTTGGCGATATTCCGTCCAAGTTGACGCGACACCAGAATCAGACAGCTGCGTCCAATCAGTTTCAGCAAGCAGCTCGTTGCGTTGCTCGCGAATGTTTTCTGCTGCTACGACAGAGTCAAGCTGCACCTTGGTCCAAACTTCAGTCCACGTTCCATCGACAAGGCTGCAGCTGCGCTCAAGCGTGTCAGTGCGTGGATTTGTCTCTGGTGCGGTTGCTGCAGTGACGCGATAGACGCCGTAAGTTTCAAGCTCCGTGTCTGGCACGGTTGCAGGAAATGACACGTTTGGGTTGTCACGACGCAAATCGCTGATCGTGTACGGGAAACGCTCAACGGCGTTGCTGGAAGCTTTGACGAACATGAGTTTTAACCCAGAGAATACTGATCTATGCCGTTACCAGTGCCACCGCCAACATACATATAATCACCGTCAGGTGAAATATATACACACCACGGGCTTGTTTCTTGCGAAGTTACAGAAAAACTATCGTCAACTGTTGGGCCAACATCTGAAACGCTGTAAGCCGTCGTTGGATTCCATTGGTAAACTTTGTCATATACGTTCCCGACAACATAAAAGCGCGTGCCGTCTGGCTTCATAAAAACTCCCAGCGCAGCGCTTTCGTTAATAGGTGACGCGAACATAGAAGAACCTTCGCTGTCGTAACTTGCTGTTGAAATGTCCCATGCAGTAGACAAAGTAAACCGCGTAATTGTGTCTCGGCCTAAGCCGCAAACGTACATATTTTCGCCGTCGCTGCTAAAGCAAACACCTCTTGGGTTGTATTCGTTTGCCGAACCGCTTACAGTAGAGAACTTTCTTGTGTAAGAAGCTGTACTTAAGTCCCAACCCGTAGAAAGGCTGTATTGAACAACAAAGTCGCCTGTTATTTGGATGCTGTACATTTCAGTTCCGTCATCCTTGAAAAACAAACCAGATGGATTATTGTGGTGAGTTTGGTCGGTGATAAGTGCGTTATCAATAGATCCATGAGTACTTATGTCCCAAGCTGTTGACAGCGTGGTTTCTCTTATTTGATCAGTTGAGGCGCAAGTGTAAATCTTTGTACCGTCAGGCTTAAAAAATAGCCCGCGAGCATCTCCGCCTGTGTTGACATTATCAAATCGAATAAAACTTGCTGTACTAACGTCAGGCCAAGAGCCATCGTCAACAACAGCAACATTTCCAGCAGCAGCAGCAATAAGCGCCTTACCCAGCATTAGGCATAGCTCCCGACATATGCACCATACAGAGTAGTGCTAACTTTCCAAAACACAAACGTATCGTTTGCGGTCAATGTTGGTGCGCTGTTGCCTGCAGATGTGACCCAAGTAATAGTCGGCCAAGTGATTGTATAGCTCGCTCCGGCATTGAGCAGCAACACAACCATCTGACCTTCTTCTAAGGCTTCAGTGAAAGTCGTGTTTGCGGCAACGGTTTTATATTGAATGCTTCCGTTAGCTGGATCGATACTCGTACCAGTCAAAGAGTAAGCGGTCTCTTTTAGCTCTGTGAACGTCTGCTGCGCTGTAAAAGACTGAGCGACGCTTGTGCAAGCCAACCTGGCTACGGCACTGCCATCTGTTTTGCTAAAAACAGCGCCGTTATCTGTACGTACCAGCAGCTCAGCAGTTTGGCTGAAATCACCAGCAACAGGATCGCTGGTGCCGCGCTTATGACGGATTACATTCGCCATTAGAACGTTCCACCGTCAACAGTTGAGTTGTTGGACAGGTAGTCAGTACCCTCGGTGGCGGCAGTAAATGCACTGGTGCCGTTGCCTTTCAAGATGCCGGTCAAGGTCGTTGCACCAGAGCCGCCATCGCCAACCGCAAGCGTTCCGGTGATTGCAGATGCTCCAAGATCGACAGATAGTTCAGTCGATTCAATGACGAGGCCGCCGTTGGCTTTGAGATCGACGCTGACCGTAGAACCCAAAACATCAATGCCATCTCCTGCAACCGGAGCACCTGCAGCAGCAGCGATTGTGATCGAACCACTGCCTTCGGTAATCGTGATGTTGCTGCCAGCCGTCAGCGTGGCAAGCGTGTAACCAGTGCCGTTACCGATTGCAAGTTGGCCGTTGCTTGGAGCAGCAGTAA